CGGTTTCCTCGAAGAACTCAAAGGCGAGCGCTATACCTTCGCCGATATTGTAGAGTACTTGCGCGAATGCGGAACCATGGGTATATCTATAGGTGACCTCGGCATCCGCGCTACTTGGACCTATGGCCGTGGCACTATCCACCACGCCATGCGCTACAACGGATATGTCGATCTGTGCGACGGGCCAGACGAAGTGTTCGTGCGGCGAGACGTGTTCGAAGCGATGGGCGACGACCACAGTAAACGGAAACGTGCAACTCGAAAGAAGGTAGGCCGCAAATGATCAAGCGTAAGAAGAAGGTCGCCCCCGCGCCCGAACACAAGGGCGACCTCCACATCGTCATGATACCGGTCGAAGACCTGATCCCTGACGCCGAGAACCCGAACGAAATGGACGAGGCCACGTTCGACCTTCTAATCGAAGAAATCCGGCAGCAGGGTTTCGATGAGCCGATCCTCGTGCGACCGCACCCGACTATGGAGGGCAAGTACCAGATCGGATCGGGGCACCACCGGACCAAGGCCGCTACCATCGTCGGCCTGACCGAACTGCCCGCCATCATCAAGGAATGGTCTGACCTCGAACAGCGTGAGGCGCTTGCCAAGCGCAACGCTCTGCGCGGCAACCTCAACAAAGAGAAGATGGTCAAGCTGTACCAAGAGGTGGTCAAGGAAGTCGGCGACGCCAAGCTGGCTCAGCGCCGACTCGGCTTCTCGGACAGCAAGGCATTCGAGAAGCTGTACGACCAAGCGAAGGCCAGCCTTCCGCCGAAGCAGCGCAAGAAGCTGGAACAGGCGAAAGAGAAGATCAAGTCGATTGACGACCTGTCGTCGGTGCTTAACCGCATCTTCAAGGAGAGCGGCAGCGAACTCGACAAGGGCTACATGGTCTTCTCGTTCGGCGGCAAGAACCATCACTACTTCCAGATCGGGCAGGATACCGAGGCCAAGCTGAGCGCGATCTTGCAGCACTGCGAGGCAGAGGGCGTGGCCTATACCGACTACGTACAATCGATTGTACGGGAGCATGAGTTGCCCGCCATTACGAAACCTGTTACAAAGAAACGACCTCCGAAGAAGGTAAAGCAGGATGCGTAAGAGGCTACGCCGCAAAGTACACGTCAAGGGTCGGGAGACAGCATCGGAGCGGCAGGCGCGTACTGCCGTTCGCTACATCATGGACAACCCCTACTACCCCATGATCCTCAAGGCCATCCGCAACGGGACGCCCAACAGCAAGATCGCTGAGTGGTGCATATCGCGCGGCATCATGGACGTGAACCAGAAGACGGCGGTCGGCTACCTGCAATACTTCCGCAAGATGCAGCCCGGTCTCTGCAAGCCGCAGGAAGGCGAACTACCCGGCTACGATCACCTCATCAACGGCAACGCCGTGATCATTGATGAGGAAGTCGAACTGCTCAAGCTGATCGAGTTGCAGAAAGCGCGGATCGGCATCGCGTTCGGCAATGAACGCTCGCTCAATATGATCATGAACAACAACCGCCGTGAGGTCGAAGAACTGCGGGAATTGCTCATGGCTCTGGCGAAAATGCGCGGCCTCATTGGCAACAGCCTTGACGTGAACCTACACGGCTACAGCGAACAGGTGCGCGACGACCTCAAGGGTATCCGGCAGGACGAAGGCCACCGCAACATCATCGCAACGCTTGTCGCAGACCTCGCCTCCGTGGAAGCCAATGCCTAAGCGCCTGAAACCACAATACCGCAAGTCCGAAGGCAGTACGCTTCTTCGCCGCCCGCCGCGACGGCTCATCATCAGGCATGCCTCCCCCAAGAAGCAGCTATCGATTGCAAGCGCAGAACTGCAACGGGAACTGGAACTGCGGGATACGGTCGAAGCGCTGCAATACGAAATCAAGAACATTCCGGACAGGCTTCTGCGGGACCAGTACGCCTACGCCATGACCGAGGTCGCCAAGGACGGCAACATTGAACACTTGCTGGAACTCACCCGCTATGTACGAGGCGTCGTACCTCTGGATGAGTTTCTGCACTCGCCGACCTACATGGGTATTGAGAAAGGCGAACTCTACCCCGGCGTGCTTGAGACCCTTGAAGCACTCGAAAGCGAACAGTACGTCGAGTGCGTCATGAAAGGCGCTATTGGCGGCGGTAAGACGACCTGCGCGAACCTCGGTATTGCCCGCAACATTTACAAGATTAGCTGCATGCGCAACCCGCAGCAGACGTTCGGTGTCCAGCAGCATTCGAGCATCGTGTTCACCATTCAGTCGGTGCGACTGACGACCGCCAAGCAGGCGGTTTTCGAGGAAATGGGCAAGTTCTTCAACAACTCGCCGTACTTCCGAGAAATTTTCCCGTATGATCGGCGCATCAACTCGCAGATGAAATTCTTGAAGCACAACGTGCAGGTGCTTCCGGTCTCGTCAAGCGCCTCGGGCGCTATCTCAATGAACGTGATCGGCGGGCTTCTGGACGAAGTTAACTTCATGCAGAAAATCCAGCAGTCGAAGTCCACGAACGCGGACGACAAAGGGGCCTACGACCAAGCCAAGGAACTATACCTCACGCTGTCCAAGCGCCGCAGATCGCGCTTCATGCACAAGGGCAAGCTGCCCGGTACACTGTTCCTCGTGTCGTCGTCCCGCTACCCTGACGACTTCACCGAGATAAAGGCCGCAGAGGCGCAAATGTGCGGCGGGGACGATCCCGAAATCTACGTGTTCTCCAAGAGCCTGTGGGAGAGTAAGGGGCGCGAGCGCTACAGCCCCTACACCTTCCGAGTGCTTGTCGGTAACGAGCGCACTCGCAGCCGCATCCTTGGCGATCAGGAGCAAGTGCAAGGCGAAGGTCTCGAAATCATCGATGTGCCAATCGACTTCCGCCGTGAATTCGAGAAGGACATTGACGGCTCCATCCGTGACTTCGCGGGTCACACCACGCTGGCCTCGCGGCCCTTCATCCACAACCGTGAGTCCGTGTTCGAATGCATGGAACTGGCCGACGCCTACGACTATCAGTCGGTCATACCGGTCGAGGACATTGACCTTGAGGTATCGGTGCCCACGGTACTGCCGTCCCGTATCCGTGACGATGTTAACCAAATGCGCGTGTGCCACGTTGACCTTGCCGTTACGCGGGATAGCGCAGGTATCGCTATCGGCCACATTGCAGGCGTTCGTACCATGGAGCGTCTTAATGCCGAGACAGGGGAGCGCACCGTCGAGGTGCTGCCGGTCATCGGCTACGACCTGATACTGAGAGTGCTTCCGCCGCGCGATGGCGAGATTGATTTCGGCAAGATACGTCAGATTATCTATGACCTTCGTGATAACCACAACATGCCAATAAAGGTGGTGACAACCGACGGCTTCCAATCCACGGACTTCCGTCAGATATTGGGGAAGAAGGGATTTGCGACAGACTATCTTTCGTTGGATCGTACGACTGAGCCTTATCGCACTTTTCGTGACGCTCTATACGATAAGCGTATTCTACTTCCTAGACACCAGACCCTTGTTCGGGAACTGACAGAACTAGAATACGTCAAGACGAACAACAACAAAGAGAAGGTTGACCACAAGCCTCGCGGCTCCAAGGACGTTGCGGATGCTGTCTGCGGTGTGGCTGCGTATCTGCTTACCCGTCGCAGGACGTGGGCGCAGCAGCCGACTTTCCGTGGTGATAGCGGCCTATTGCTTCATGGGCACCGTACAGGTATGGGCACGGTCAAGCTGGAAGAACTATCGGAGGACGAACTTTTCGAGCGTCACGCCTCTGGTCGGAGGTCGATCAAGGAGCGCCGTTCCCTTGAGCGGGTAGCACCTAGACGGCGTAAAACTGCTTGATCTACAGGCTACAATAATCTATTATATCCGTAGGCAGCGGAACTACGGAACATGGCAATTAAGAAGCGGCGGATAACCCCAAAGACGCCGAAACCAGCACCTCAAATTGACGTGGACAAAGCACTCGCTCGTATGGGCGAGTTGCTTGCTGCCGGGTATGGCACGCCGGAACAGGCGGCACTTTACATGCAGCACATGGCCCGTCGAGACTTGCAGCGACTACAATCGATTGTAGCGAAAGCCGAGGCCGATCAATCTTGGGCACACCTCAAGGGCTCCTATACCCAAGCGATGACGCTCTACGTTCTTGCGTCTGTGTTGTACGAACGGCATCCGCAGCATGTGCTTATGTCGGACGCGGCGTTCGATAGTCTGGCGCGGTGGCTGATCAAGCGAAGCGACAAACTTAGCCCTGAGTTCATGAAATGGTATAACCTTTCAGTACTCGACTTTAAGGCATCTACCGGGCAGTCGGTTATCACTGACGCGCACATTCGGTGGATGGTAGCACTGCACACAAATACGGAAGTAACAACCGATGGAAGCGAAAACGCAGCCAGACTACTACGAAGGAAACCTAAGCGCCGTGTCCAGCGAACAGCGGGCAAGGCTAGAAAACGACTTAAGCGACATGTACGAAAGGCTTCCTGAAACTAGGGGCCTTGCTAAGCTGAAACTGCAAAAGCAGCTAAACCGGCTTGAGCAAACCCTAGCTTGGCAAGGGGCTAACCCGAAGGAACTCCCTATCGGCGAGTTGCGGGCGCATATCCACGAGAGTAGCGGAGACGACGCACTTACTGCCAAGTACCGCGCCAAGATACGGAACCGGGCGACAGCGATACGTGCCATGTGTGTAATGTGCATGGGCGGCGACACGGCGGGCGTCAGGCAGTGTCCTTCAATAACCTGCCCGCTCCATCCGTTCCGCATGGGCAAAGACCCGCTGCGGGGCTATGAAATGCCGAAAGCAGAAATGCCGGAAATCGAGGACGACGAGGACGATACCGGTGCATTCGAGGAAGGCGACGACGGGGACGATAAAGATGCCAGCGAGTGAGAACCTTTTCCGGCGCTATTGGGTGGTCTACGCACCATGGGCGCATCCTGCATGGAACAACTATGCCATGATGCTTGTCGATCTTACGACTCCTATGGATGAGCCGCCCGTGCTATTCGACCGCAAGTTCACCCACGAACTTTCATTGTGGGCGCTCCATCCGGATCGTGATCGCGTCTATCCGCAGGGTAAGCTGCCGGGGGCGATAGCCGAAACTGTCACCGTTCTTTTCGAGAACGTCCTGCGGCCACCGAACCACGTCTACCAGTTCAAGGACACGAACGAGGGAGCGGAACTACGAGGCGAGACCGTCTACAGTCTTATCCGCAATCAGACCATCAGCCCTGACACGGATTTCCGCTCAATGTGGGACGGCCTTTATCCAGACTGGATCGGCGGTCACACTCAGAAGCATCTTTCGAGGAAGCAGTAATGCCTATCAAGAAGCGATCAGCGTTGCCTGACCCGAACGCCATCGTCGAGGTTTCGACCAAGCTTGTTATCGAAGCCAAGCCCAAGAAGCCGGTCCCGCCGGAAGGCCGTATAAAGGCACTAGCGGGTTCCGACGCACCTCCCCCCACGGTTCGCGCGATTGGCTCTCTAGCGGCCCTCCTAAGCGATCCTACGGACGATCTACTGACCATCGGCGACCGGGTGCAAGCCATGCGGACGCCTTACGACCCGAAAAACTCGCAAGAGATACGGTACCGCAACCGGGTGCGCAATCGAGGCACGGCGATCACTGCGTTCTGCATCACCTGCCAAGGCGGGCGCAAAGCGGTCACCGAGTGCATCGACACCGGCTGTCCACTGTGGGCCTTCCGGTTTGGTAGCGATCCGTTCTACGGCAAGAGGCAGTAATGCCGATCAAGCGACGACTATCTGACGAGGAACGCCTACAGCGGCAACTGCCCAAGAATTGGGACAAGGCCCTGCACCATCCGCTTCTCGCCAAGCTGTGCTACAAGAGAACGGCCTTCGACCCTACGCCCGCCAACATAGTGCGGGCCATCAACATGACAAAGGGGTGGAAGGGCGCGACATATACCGAAAAGGTCTTCGTCCAAGCGCTCGACCTCGTGCTTGAGAAGGCGTACGGCATACCCGTTCTTGAACCTGACACCTACAATCGATTGCAAGACCACCTCATCAACAATGAGGACAAAATAGCCAAGGAAAGCCTGCTAGCGTGGCAGGTTTGGGTGTGGGACATATACCACGACCACTACAAATTGCAGGACATGGAAGCCGGGGAACTGCATATCCCTCTGCCCGTTCTGACAAAGCCAAAACGTAAACTCAAGAAGCACCTTCGCAAGAAGTTGCCAAGAAAATAGGCACCTGCTATAGTTGGCGAAATTCTCACCGGAGTTTCGCACAATGGCTGTCAAGCAGCGCCGCAAGATCACCGTCGCAAAGAACACCAAGACGCCGCGCAACGAACACGCACAATTCGTTGGCGGCGTTTCCGCTGATGTAATCGGACATACCAAGGACGTTGCCGGTCTGACCTCCTTGGAGCGGATGAGCAAGGGCGTCTACGGCATCTTCGATGACCGCAATCCGCACTACAGTGTCGTCTACGGCGACATAATGACGGAGAACCAGCTTCGCATCGTGGAGCCGGTCTACCCGTTCCGTGAACTTCTCAAGGTGTTCCACTCGTCCACGATTTTGCGGCAGTGCGTGGACAGCTACGTCACCAACATCGAAAGCTATGGCGTGGAACTCGAATACGTTGGCCCCGAGGGTCAGCAAGAGAGCCGCGCAGCGCTGAACGAGAAAGCGCGGATCGAACGGCTGATCGCCACTCTCACCACCGATGGCCGTCCCCTCAAGAAACACCGCGAGGACAGCCGCGTAGATAAGGAAGTACTCGGTGCCCGGTGCTTCGAAATCATTCAGGACGCCATGGGCCGCGTCGTCCACATGGATCATGTCGAGACGACCACCATCCGCATGACGGCGAAAGAGAAGGACTACACGGAAGTCTACGTCACCGACTACAAGACCGGTGCGCGCAAGATGGTACGCCGTCGCTTCCGCCGTTTCGTGCAAGTCCTTGAGGACGGTCGCCGCATCTGGTTTAAGGAATTCGGCGATCCCCGCAAGGTCAACCCGGCCACCGGCAAGGTGGACAACTCGCTCAGCATCGAAGACGAGGCCACGTCGATCTACTACGACGCACTGTACGCCCCCGGCACACCGTGCGGCATGCCCCGGTGGGCTGGTGCGATCCCGGCGCTCCTTGGGTCGAGGGAAGCCGAAATGGTGAACCTCAACTTCTTCCGTGACAACGCAATCCCTGCCATGGCCGTGCTGGTCAGCGGCGGCGCGCTCACCGAGGAAAGCTTCAACAAGATCGACAGCTACATTCAAGGCGTGCGCGGCGCAGCGTCCATGAACCGTATCGTCGTCATGGAGGCAACGGCGGAAGGCTCGGATGCCGCGTCCATCGATGGCTCGCTGCCTGCCCCCAAGGTGGACCTCAAGCCCATGCTCTCCGAGCGGCAGCACGAGGGCCTGTTCAAGAACTACATCGAAGAAAGCGAACGCAAGGCACGGTCGTCTTTCCGTTTGCCCCCGATCTACATCGGTAGCGCGTCGGAGTACAACCGGGCCTCGGCCTTCGCTTCGGTGCTGACCGCCGACCAACAGATATTCGTCCCTGAGCGGGTGGCGTGGGATACCATGTTCGAAAACGTGGTGCTGTCCACGCACAACATTCGCTACTGGCGAGTGCGCTCGACCGGCCCCGGTCTGCAAGACCCGCAGGAAGTGGCGCGGATCGTCAACAGCCTTGGCCGGGAAGGGGCGCTCACCCCGAACATCGCCATCAAGATCGCGAACCGGTACCTTGACGCCGACATTCAGCCGGTAATGGACGAGTGGGGAGACCTGCCGTTCAACATCATCATGGAGTATGTCAAGGACGGCAAGGTCATCGAAGGGCTTGACATTTTTGAGGAACAGCTTGATACGGCGCTACCGGAAGTTCCGGAAAGCACCAACGAAACCGGCGAAGACGCCTTGGATCAACAGCAAATCGAGCAAGCTTCCACGGTGAAAGTTGTCCGTAGACTTCTGGACGAAGTTTCGGATAGACTGTCCAAACGGCTTGAGGAAGCCGTGCAGGATCACCTACAATCGATTGCAGCGGAATAGCAATGGTCACTCGGGTTCAGGAACTTGTCGCGAAACACGGTCGCCGCCATGCGACCAAGGTTCTCGATATTCTACGCAAGTCGCAGAACGGCCCCGAACTCATCAGGGCGAACTACCGCATCGACAAGGTGTCGCCGGATGACGAGCGGCTTGTGACGGGGCAGGTCTACGCCCCCGACAGCCTTGACTCCCACGGTCACTTCATGACGGCGGCGGAACTCAAGAAGGTCGCCCACAACTTCCTCGCCGATGGCTTGCTCACTTCCATCGATGTGCAGCACGACAATATCCCGGTGGATGCGGTCATCGTGGAAAGCTTCATCGCCCGCAAAGGCGACCCCGATTTCGAGGAAGGCGCTTGGGTCGCTACCACGAAAATCAACGATCCGGCGGTCTGGAGCATGGTCAAGAACGGCCAGATCAACGGGTACAGTTTCGAAATCCTCACCTACCGCGAAGACTTGGTGGTGGAAATCGAATACAAGTCATGGTATTTTGGGTTTACGGACCCTGATCCGCATGATAGACATACCCATCCTTTCATTGTCCGACTGGACGAGAATGGGGAAATCGTTCCGACCATGACTGGTCTTGGCTCGGACGGAAGCCCTGCCCATCCCATCACCAAGAGCAACGTGACCGGCGCGGCGAGCGGACATACGCACCGCATTCACTTGAGGGACTGACATGAAAGGCAAGGTCAAGCGCACGATCAAGGAAGCCTCAAAACTGCACGGGGCTACCGCTGGTTTTGTCTCCCTCGTTGACGCGGGGGCAAACGAAACCCCTTTCACCCTCATCAAATCGAAGAATGGAGGCCGTTCTATGGCAATCAAGAAGCGCAAGGCGGTGGCGAAATCGCACAAGGCGGTGAACCCCTCGCGGAAGAAAGCCGCCGACACGAAGACCGTCACCGAAATGGCGAAGATGGTCTTCGACGGCGACGTGTTCGAAGACGAGGACGCGGTTCGCGCCCACATCGAAGCTGCGGAGTGGGACGTGTCCGAGGGCATCGTCGTCACGAAGACCGCCGAGGGCGACTTCGAAGCGCGCATCGACGGCATGTCCGACGATGACTACTCGAAACTCGGCAAGGTGGACAGCGACGACGAAGGCGTCACCTACTTCGTCGGCGAGCGCACGGTCGAGGTCAAGTCGGAGGACGATCCCGACGACGAGGACGAAGACGAGGATGACGAAGACGGCGACGATGACGCCGAAGTCACCACCAAGTCCGGTCCCGAGGAAGACGACGAGGACGAGGACGACGAGTCCGACGAGGGCGACATTTCGTCCGAGGAAAAGGGCGGCAAGAAGAAGCCCTACTCCAAGGCCGATGACGGCACGGACAACGAGCCGAAGAAGCTGTCGAAGCGCGCCGAATTCCTCGCCAAGCGCCGTGAGCAGCGGGCGTCGGCGAAGAAGTTCAACGCATGGGACACCATGTTCTCGACCGGCAACACCATCGCCAAGGCCCTCAAGGACGGCATGGAGTGGGACGGCATTCCTCCGGGCGTGGCCGAGGTCCAACTGGCTCTTTCGACCACGGTCGGCAATATCCTCAAGGACGAGGGTCTTGGCGACGGCAAGCAGGACGCGCTGAACAAGGCCGCGTCGGACTTCGCCGAAATCGTCGGCGGGCTGGACACGTTCTTCTCGTCCTACATCGACGCCGACCCGGAGGCTGTCGAGAAAGCCTTCGAAGACCCGAAGTCGCGTGAAGCCCTCGCCAAATGGGCCGACGATTTCGCCGATTTCGTGGAGGAAGCCGCACCGGCTCCCGTCGCGAAGAAGGTTGCCAAGTCGGTGACGCCCGCCGCCCCCGACGCTGCAATCGATTACAAGGTCGTCGCCGAGAACGTCGCCGATCTTGTGAAGAAGGCCGTCGAACCCGTGCTTGCACAGGTCTCGGAGGTCTCGGAAGCCGTGGAAGCGCTTGCGACCCGGCACCCGACCAAGAAAGCCGCCTCGCCGGAAGATGGTGGATCGGCGGCGCGTGAAACGTCTTCCAAAGCCGACAAGGCCAAGGAAGGCGAGGAACGGTGGGCCAAGTCGGTCTTCGGCTGATCCTCCGCCGCCAACTACTGCAACCCCTGACTGACTGAGAGAAGGAAAGTCGCAATGAAAGTCAAAGAACTTCTCGCCAAGGCGGATATGGCTCTGTCCGACCTGACCACTGGCGGGCTCATGAACCCGGAGCAAGCGGACAGCTTCATCCGGATACTGTCGCAGGACACCAACTTCCTCGCTGACGTTCGGCAGATCACGATGGCCCGTCCGAAGATGACGGTCAACAAGCTGGACCTCGCTTCCCGCGCGCTGCGTGTCGCGAACCAAGGCACGATTTCGTCGCCGCTGAACGGCGAGGAAGGTACCCGTGCACTGGCGCGTGCCGACCGCACCAAGGTCACCACGTCGAAGGTCGAACTCGACACCTACGAGGTGATCGCCGAGGTCAACCTGCCGTACGAGGTGCTGGAAGACAACATCGAAGGCGGTGCCATCGACAACACCCGCTTCCAGCAGACCGTCCTCGACAAGCTGGCCGAGCGCATCCGCATCGACATCGAAGACGTGATGCTGAACGGCGACACGGCCTCGCTCGACAGCTTCCTCGCGGAGCGCGATGGCGTCCTCAAGCTGACGACTTCGAACATCGTCAACAACGGTGGCGCTGCCCTCGACGCGGTGACGTTCAACGAAATGGTGCAAGCGCTGCCCGACAAGTTCAAGCGCGTGCTGGACCGCTACAAGTTCTACGTCTCGCACAACAAGGCCCTGCAATACATGATGCAGGTCGCGCAGCGCCAGACCGGCCTCGGGGACGCGGTTCTCGTCGGCGGCAATGGTGTGAACTTCGCACCGTTCGGCATTCCCATGGTCGGCGTGGCGTCGATGCCGGGAACGCAGGCCCTCATGATCAACCCGTCGAACATTCTGTTCGGCGTCCAGCGCAACATGCGTCTGGAGTTCGACCGGGATACCCGCGAGCGCGTCCTGATCATGGTCTTCACCATGCGCTTCGACTTCAAGTTGGAGCAGGAAGACATGAACGTGAAGGCCATCAACATCGGCTGATCGAACTAGGTGGGGGCCTCGGCTCCCACCTTCCCCTTTCATCGGGCAGGCTTCGGCGCACACACCAACCCGCAACATGAAGCCTACTCGGAGACACATAACATGGCGAAGCGCGTAACGACTGCAACTCTCATTCGTGGGCAGGTCTACAACCTGCGGCACCCCGACAGCAAACCCGGCGCACCGAAGGACAGCCTTCGGTTCAATCGTGGAGTGCCCATCGTCATCGATGACCCCAAGATCGCCAAGATGCTCGAAGAAATCGTGGACGAGACCACGGATGGCGACGGCGAGGTTTTCGAGAAGCCAGTCTTCAAGGTCGAATACGGTGTCGAAGACCCCACAACCGAAGCCGCCCCTCGGGCGCGGCGGCTGGACCCGGATCGCAAGATCAAGACGCGGCGTCGTCGCATCGCCTGATAACGGGAGGGGCTTCGGTCCCTCCTACAATCGATTACACGGGAGAGCGTCATGCCGACTACCAAATTCTGCTCAGTTGCCGATGTGCACGCGCACATCAACACTGTGGCCGGTTTCAGCGGCGATGACGCTCTCATAACCACGCATATCCAGCAGGCCACAGCACTGCTACGTAATTTCACTAGGCGAAAGTGGGATTTCGGCAACTACACTCAGTTTTTCAAAACAGAAGATATTAACATCGCCATAGGCGTAGGCGATGCCGTTGCCCGGTTTACTTTAAAGGAAAGGCCGCTCGTCTCAGTCACCGAAGTAAAGTTTAATACTGGCGGCGAATGGGACAACACCGATCCGGTGCCGACGACTGCCTACGAGGTTGACTTGGACGCAAACGCTGTCGTTGTTTATCCGCAGCGCATGACCAGCCACGCTAGGTCGCTGCGTGTACGTTACACCGCAGGGTTTATCGTGGACGAAGAAGACGATCAACTTCTGCTTGTCGATGAGAACTTGCGCCAAGCTTGTGCTGTTCAAGCTGCGTTCACGTTTCGTCGTATGCTGAATGAGACCTCCGGATCGTCCTTGAAACAGGATCGTAAGGGTCTAATGCAGTATCGCGTTGCTCCTTCCGGTCTTGTTATGGAAGCCCAAGCCCTTGTTCGCGGCTACGCCTCCGTATTGGTCGGGGGCAATGGCTAACAATCGCAAGGCCACTACGCAGCTATTACAGATCGATACGCGCATGCTTGGCGCTTCGGTCCAAGCTGCGTTTTCGGCTGGCTTGAGTGCCCGCGCGCAGTCGCGTATTGCAACCAAGACGCGGGAAGCCATTCGTGCGGCCTACCGCAGAATGCTAATAGACATATTCTCGGATGGCGCTGTCCGCAGCGGAAACGCTCGCAACATCATGCGCGCAGGCATTCGTGTTTTTGGGTCAGGTAACATCGCCAGCATTCGCGGGTATGTAATAGGCCCGACTTACATGCAGATGCTTGACCGTGGGGCGACGATCTACCCTAAGAATGCGAAGAAACTCGCAATACCCCTCTACGCTGCCATAAAACCCGATGGTACCCCCAAGCTTCCCGGCCCTCGCTCGTGGAAGAACGTAGTGGACACCTTCATCTATAAGGCAAAGTCGGGGCGTTCCTACATTGCGTATGAGAACGGAGCAGGCAGGCTCGTGTTTCTCTATGTGCTTCTTGACGAGGTAGAGATTGAGGAAAGCATTGGCCTTCTCCGTAGGCCATTACAGCGGCAGCTTCCTCTGATTGCGGCTGAGTTTGGTGCAGCATTTGTACTTGAACTAGCTAACCCTAACCCGAGCCTCGGGCGGCGGGCTGGCCTTTCTCCGAAGTACGATAGACGGGGATAACCATGAGTACTCTGAACAATCCGAATGTTGTTTCTGCCACGTCAGACCGTGGGCGCACTGTACGTCAGAGGGTAGTAGATGCCCTTAAAGCGAAACTCGTAGCGATGACGGACGGCGGCGAGCCGGTGTGGCGGCAAGTGTTGTTCGGGGAACTGGACGACATAACGAATGAGCGCCTTCCTGTCGTATCTATCGACTTTGGAACGGAACAGAAACTTAACGAGAATTTCCCGGTTGTCGATTACTCGCTTCCGGTGTTTTTTACGTTCAAGTACCGTGGGCAGCGAGGGCTGGACGAGCATGATGTTTACCAGTATTATCTCGGCCTACTACAGTTTGCCCTGTTGGGAGACCACAACCTAGACGGTTTGGCACTCAATGTCGAAGAAGACAGCAACTCACACACCATCATAGGGATTAACGATCCCTCGCCCGGTGGCGTACTATCGACTTCGGTCCTGTATCGCACAAGGCTCCATAACCCCTACAAGCTGAAACATGAGACCTGACGAGAGAGAAAGGTAGAACGGCTATGACCCAACCGTCCATGAAGACTAACCTGAGCCTTCTGCTTGGGAAGATCGAAACCGTGCGGGGCGTCGATCCCCTTCCGGTGGCAACCTCCGACGCTTTCCTTGTCGGCGACCTCGACTACCAGATCGACCCGACCCCGCTGGAACGGAACGTGTTCCGGCGTTCGTTCTCGCCCGTGCCGACCGGCGTTGGCCGGAAGGTGGTGAACATTTCGTTCACGCACGAAATCAAGGGCAGCGGCAACGCCTCCATCCGCCCGAAGCTTGGCACGCTTCTTCGCGCCTGCGGCATGCGCGAAACGCTGGTGACCTCCGGTGCTTCGACGCAGATCGAGACCCCCGTTCGGTACGGCGTGATCACGACCGGCCCCGCCGTTACGTGGGGTAAGACCACGGCACCCGATGGATCGCACTACGGCTCCTACAAGGTCCGTGTCGTCACCGGGGGCGCTTCTGGCACCGCCGAGGTGCAAGTCACGCGGTGGGCAGGTTCGACGGAGGATACCACTGTTCTTCCGAACAACCGCCTCGACGCCCGCGTGAACGACAGCGCAACGTGCACGCTGGCCTACAACGATACGGACCTCACGTCCATTACCTTTACTGTTGGCGGCACTGCCACGGTGGGCGACGATGTGTACGCCGTTGTCGGCGGTGTGGTATTCGCGTACGAGGTGCAGGCGGGGGACACCGATGCCGACGACATAGCGTCGGGCCTCGCAGCACTCATGGACGCCGATCCGCGTATCGTTGCTTCGGCAGTTGGCCCGGTTATCACGGTCACCTTCGCAGGAGGGTCCGCTCCGCTCACCGTCACCTCGGGCACCACCGCTGTAACCCTCGGTGCGAGCGGCGCGCAGATCACGCCGACATGGACGGGCAACCTCGTTCGCGGGCAAGAGTGGATCGTTTCGCTCTACGAAGTCGGGTACATGTACCGCCCGGTTTCGGAGAGCGCGCAGCAGGAGAGCATCACGCTCTACGTCTTCAAGGACGGCGTTCTGCACAAGTCCACGGCTTGCACCGGCACCGTGACGTTCAACGGCGAGAGCGGATCGGTCGCCAACGCTACGTTCGAATTCCAAGGCAACTACGCGGCACCTGTCGAAGAACCGATCCCGCTGGACGCCACCTTGGAGGAAAGCACGCCTCCGCAGGTCGAACTGGCCGAACTGACGATCAAGGGCAGCAACGATTTCTGCTCGCAGTCGTTCACGATCACGCTCGGCAACCAGACGAACCTCAAGGAGTGCATGAACGCCGCCGAAGGGTACGATGGCTCGCAGATCACGGGCCGCGAACCGACCGCGCAGTTGAACCCGGAGGCGACTTACGAAGCCTACGTGGGCTTCTGGAACGATGTGGCCGTGAACTCGCAGTTCCCGCTCCACCTTCGCGTCGGCACGCAGCCGGGTAACATGGTACGCTTCTACATGGAGCGCGCCAACTTCACCGGCCTGACCTACGGCGACCGGAACAACGCCGTGACGTTCGAAGCGAACTTCCAGTTGAACGGCCTTGCTGCGGCTGGT